AAAATTAATGAGTTCCAATAATCAATTCTAATATTTTTGTATAGCATTTTACGTTTATTATTAGATACGATATATTTTTTAGTTTTTGTAGTTTTTCTTATAGGTATATTGAACTCATGCAATTTATCTAGAATACTAGATTTTCTTTTCATACCTAGCTCTTTTGCAATATCTATTGCTGACAAGTCTTCTATTATATATTTTTGATATAGCCAATCTTTGGTTATTTTATTAGTTATATTTTTTAAGCTATCTCTTGATAAGCCATATCTTTTAATAGCTTGAAATACAGAATTATCTGACTTTATGTCATATTTCTCAGCTATTTTTTTTGTGCTTAGTTTATTATCGATGTACTCTATTTCAAGCAATTCTTTAGTTAAAATATCTTTTGGATTCATGGCAGTCTCCTATGTTGTGTTATAGTACCTAAATACTAAATACTATACACAATACATAGGAACTTTTAATCATTTGATTGACATCGTGCTACTCTTTCTTATGGGTTTTTCTGGCGGAGGTATAATGACCTTGTTATCAAACCATCCCCAACTATCAATAAGTTGAACTAAATGCTGACACGATTCTTCAATTGACATATTTTGATTATCAATTATTGCATCAAATCCAGTATAGTTATCAAGAGCAAGTTCGCTATTATGATTATCTGTCCCTTTAACAGTTCGTGTTAAGCGGATTACTTTTCCGCCAGATTTTTGAACTGCTTCAATTTCATTTTCATATCTTGCATCGGATATAACTGCTAAATTTGATTGCTCTGCATTAATGTCTTTCATTAATCTATCTGTCCAAATGTCTGGATAGATTTCTCTACAGATATCACTTCCAAAATACTGCATAAATTCTCGACCAGTCATAAATCCAGATTTGCCTTTAACTTTGATTGGCATATTCTCCCATTTATATTGCGTAGGTTGATTCTTTTGCTCATCAGTGCCATATACCATTTCTTTTGGAATATCAAAAAGGCCAATAAGCATTTCTTTTAATGCGGTTGCAAATGCGTAATGCTTAACAAAAGGCCATACATTATCCATGGCCCAAACTACATATTCAATATCAAGTCTGGTAACATCAATTTTACCTTTCCCCTTAACAATCTTGCCGCTTTCTTCTCTCGTATTTGTTTCAATGACAAGATCACCCGTATCAGCAATTTCAAAAGATTCAATTAAGTTATACGACTTAAGTTGATATCCATGTATAAAGTTACAGAGTGTATTTTTACCAGCTTGTTTTTTACCAGAAAATGCTAAAATTTGACCCATTAAAAAAGCCCCTTAATTTGTGGTTTTAACTCTTCTTCAATTTCTGCAATCGACATATCTCCAACGTCTTTTTTAGATATTGCAGGATGGAAATAATTAAATCTTCGTCCGCCTCTTTCCATTATCCCCTGTGCCGCCTTTTGCCCCGCTTCATCGGTATCGGTTAGAATTACAACATTCATCACTCCTAATTTCTCAAGAGCTATCAATTGATCTTCACTTAAATCTGCACCAAATATACCAACTGCGTTCTTTATACCAGACTCATAAAGCCTCCACACATCTCCTTGTCCTTCGACAAGAATAATGCTGGAAGTCTTTTGTACATGAGGTTTTGCAATCCATATGCCATATAAATAGAAAGACTTTTTAAAGCCTTTACTGTTCATCCATTTATATTTTTTGTTGTTCTCGTCAAGTGTCCTTCCTACGCATCCAATATAATTATTGTCTTCGTCATAAACAGGAACGACTGCTCTATTGTGCATCTGTCTATTAGGATTATAACATTCTCCAACATCAAAGACAACGAGAGTCTCAGGCTGAAAACCTCTTTCAATGTAATATTTTGATGGTATTTCCAGAGAGGAGATTACCTGATCTCTCGATATATTTAATATTACTTTCTCAGGTTCACGGACTAAAACTTCCATGAGTTTATTATTATTATAAATACTCTCAGATATCTTTTCTTCTTTTATGTCTATCAATTTTTTATTTAAAAAAGATAGACAATAATTAATAGCAGAGTAAAAAGTTGCTTCTTTATTCTGTCTAATAGATAAAACACCCTTTACGAAACCTATAATATTTTTACCATGATCTCTTTCGCATCCATGAGTCCAGCATACCCAATTACCTTTTGAGCTAGTGCCATCAGTAAAGATGCACGCTCCTTCTGAATTATCGCCACCATGAACTGGACAAGCAAACGCAATCCTATTTTCAAACTCAGTATAATCAACTTTTAAAGAATCGAGAAGTCCGGGAATTTTATCCGATAGCTCTTCACATATCGAATAAACTTTCTCCCGACTGATCTTCCCGTTCTTCGAAAGGGGGTTGGTTGTCTTGATTGCCATTATTATTTGCTCCAGCTTTCAATTCATTCCTAGTATACCATTCTGATAATTTAGCAGTTGCACCATTCATTTTAATATTGATATAATCACCCTGTTCCAGTCCTGAACCGTGACGTGTTTTTATAGGAACCAGCTTACGATTACCATTCTGATCACCATCATCTGCTATCTCTTCATCGCTTTTTACTTGGAATTTTGCAACTGTAGTCGCAAGCCATTGCAAACGATCTGATTGAGCAATCTCTTCCTCTCTATTAAGCTGCACAAATGATAAGCATGGAATATCGTACTGAATACAAAAATCATTCATTTTAGTAATTTGAAAACCAAGAGCTTGATATTCTTGCATTGCTGCACCAAGTCCAGCAGAACTCATTAATTTGAAATAGTCATAGATAATTAAGCAGTCTTTAGTCTTGCCATTATCATCAACTCCTACGTATTGATGAATCCATTTTTTCATAATGTTAAGGATGTTGTCAAATGGCTGACCAGCAATTGATATATAGTGATATGGAATATCTTTTAAGAGTTTTGCTGATCGAATGACGCTTTCTTTAGACATAAAATTTGTAGCAAATTTACCTTTAGCAATATCATTAATCTTAATATTACTTAAGTTTGCAAGCATACGATTTCTTTGATCTCCAATATCCATTTCTGTATCAAGATAAAGCACGGGGATATTTAGTTTGCTTGCTACGTGTAATGCAACATTTGTTGAAATAACACTTTTACCAACACCAGTTCTAGCACCAATCAAGCAAATGGATTTTCTTCTAATCCCGCCGCCTATAGCTTCGTCAAAACGGTTGAATCCAGTGGGGATACCAAGGTAATCAACAGGATTGTCGATAAGATATTGAACGTACTCATCTATATTTTCTCCAACAAGCATGGTTTTATTTGTATGCTCTTTATAGGCAGCAGAAGTAATGTCGATAATTGGATTCTCTACGAGTCCAATGATATCTTCAACGCTTTCATCGCCAGTTATTTTATTAAGAGCTTTATCACAACCAACTAGAGCTTTTTTAATATCTCTGGCAAGTTTTAACTTTGCTAGTTTTGCAGCAAATTTAGGGATGTTGTCTTTGTTAATGGGAAAATTAAACAGAGATCGGATAAATCCCATCTCTGTTGTCTTATTGATTAATTCATAAACTCCCAATTTCTGGGCAGTGGAGAAAATTGTAAGATATTCAATATTTTGATTACTACTTACAATATCTTGCAAACATCCAAAGATGACCTGATTAAGCTCATGCGAAAAATAATCAGGTTCAATGAAGTCTAATTCTACATACACCTCTAAACCGTACTGGCAAATGCCAGCCAAAACTGCTCGTTCAACTGGTAAATTTTCTAGTACAGCTTGGCTCATGTTACTTCACTCCGTATAATTTCTTTACAATTCGTGGCAATTTATTATAGGCCGCAATAATTTGTTCAGCTTGATCTTCTGTCAATTGACGATTTTCTACAGCTAGATTTTTTTCACCAATCAATTGATTATTCGCTTCAAGTAATTTCTTGTTTGAATCTAATACGCTATCAATATAAGATTGAGAGTCTGCAAGTTGTAGCTCATATTCAAGAATTTGCTTATCTAACTCGTCGATTCGCTTCTTTAGCTCTTCTTCTGCTGAAGTCCCAAATTGACGATTAGCAAGCTCATAAACGTGAATTGTTTCAATTTGAGCCAGTGCATTTTTAATTACTTCAAGCTGATTGTAAACATTTAATGGGTTCTTTTCTTCGTTCATTTTATTCTCCTTAAGGATAGATTCTATAGTTTGGATATACTGGATATACTGAGTATACGGGGTAATTTGGATACGTGTAATATGGGGTAGTGTACAGCACAGCAGGAGGCCCATAATAATATGGATATACATATGGTCTAATGATCGGAACTGTTGTAGTTGTAACTGCTATTGTTTGCGTTTGAATAACTGGCACTTGAATTTGGGGGTTAACAACAAAAAACTGGCTAACAGTTGATGCTGCCAAAAATACTAATGTGTTAAGCATTTAAGATCTCCTCTGTAAAAAGAACTGTGTTCATAAACTCTTGTATTGCTTCTTTGCTCCGCGATACTACGATATAGTATTTGATTTGATCTTCTGGGGATGTTGCTTCCATGACCCATGCTTTCTCATCTATTCGTTCGTAGTAATCAGGAGCTTCCGCACCTATCTTATCATACAAGTCTGTTGGCAAGTTGTCAAGTACTATTTTTTTATTTTCTATGCGAAAAGTCTGAACGGCTATTGACTGCTTTTCCATCTTATTGTCCTACTGGCACAGGTATGCCAAAAAAGAAATGTCCTGCCAAAAAGCCCACAATAAAACCAAAGAAAAATGGAACAACGGGCCATCTTCGACTCGTATCAAAAACGACCCAGCTAACAGTAGGTTTGCCTTTAGTTACAGCATAAATATCATATGCAACCAAGAAAAAGAACAAGCCTACTAGCCATATAAATGTAAGGCTAAATATTAGTTCTGTCATTCACATCTCCTATCTTAGTCCCAGATAAATAATAGAACACAACACAAAAGTAAAACCCCATAAAAATGATAAATCCGCCTACGAAGAAATCACTCCAAGTCATTGTCCAGAACTCCCAAATCCATTATCCCCGCGAGAAGTCTCGTCAAGAGTTTCTACTTCTACTGCGGTAAAATCAGGAATTACTTGAATTAACATTTGTGCAACTTTATCTCCCGTAGAATAATATTGATATTCATCACTGTGATTTACTAGCAATACCTTAACCTCTCCTCGATATGGAGCGTCAATAACTCCTGCCATTGTATCTAGCCCCTTCTTTACGGCGTGGCCTGATCGTGGCCAGATAAGACCAACAAAGCCCTTGGGAATAGCTACAGAGATGCCCGTAGAAAAGAGCTTGCGTTCGCCCGGAGCTAGCCTTACGACTTCCTGCTCGTCAGAATATAGGTCCAACCCTGCATCAAACAGATTGGCCTTGTCTGGCAATTTTGCAGTCCCTGTAAGACGCTTAACTGGTAATTGATAACTTAAATATGCACTCATGATTTTCCTTTCAATAGACAAGATTCACAACGATAAAATTCTCTTGCGTATAGAGGCAGAACCTTTTCAGCCTTGCCGCACACTTCACACTTTTGTTCTACTTTAACAGCATCAATTGATTTTCTACTTCTTTCAGTAGGCTGAACTGAAGGTGTTTCAATATCTTTTGCTTCTACTCCATCATCGGTAAATTTATTATTTCTTTCACTTACCAAGACAGAAACTTTCTTACCGTATTTTGCAGAGATTACGGATTCTTTGTTAACTCTGAATTGATCTGTAATATCAAATTTACTTGATGCAGCCTTCATATGTTGTCGCTGGCTTGGAGTCGGAATGATAGACGGAATTCTGTCAATTAATGGAGTTTTAGCTAGTTGTATCTTTTCATCTAGCAAATCTTTTGCAGCGTCAAAACCATCAAGCATATCCAACCCCATATTAATTAGTTCCACATCCCCTAAAGCCTTTCCTTTGGCTATAATTTTTTTAGCTTGTTCCTTAAGATCGCTCATAGCTTTTATTCCTTCCCATATTTTCAAAAACTTTCATAGCGGTTTCCACTGATCCAATTATTGCTTCTCCAGTTAATATTCTAGCTTCAGCTGTTGTTTTAAGCATTTGCAATTTTAATCCTGATTTATGATTTCTAATAGCTGAATGATACTTCTCTTCCCATTTGGCATATTTATCATGACTAACGCCCGTAACAATATACCATATGCCTTGTTCTGCCCAAGCTTTAACAGCTTTTTCTCTTGCTATAATACTTTTTACATGCATGAGATATTGATTGAGCAAGAAGATTGAGGCTTGATAATCTGGAAATGTCATGGATTTTAATTCTTCGCGAGAGTAGTTTAATATCTTTCCCACCTCATCCGCTTTGTCTCCAAAATCAGTACCATAATCTATTTTACTCTCTCTGATCCAATTGTCAATGTTATCGTGAAACTTTTTTATCTTATCTTCTAATTCCTCCATATCTTGCCTCTCCACTCTTCAATAGATTCGTTATGAAACAGTTCTATTAATTCTAAATTATTTATTTCACACCACTGCTTCTTATCCCTATCTCTTGCCTGAGCTTTATAAAAATCCATTTTACTTTTAAAAAAGAAGTTATTAAACTCTGTGTGTTGTTCACCATGAACTTCAACAATAAGTTTTCTTATAGGAATGAAAAAATCTGCCTTTAGGGTGGATTTTCTAGTTGATGTCTTTGTTCCGGGCAACACTAACTCTTCTAAAATTCTATCATTAGGATATTTCTCCTTTAATAGTTCTTTAGCCTTATTATGTAGTCCAGACCTTTTTGACGTATCAACAATATTATTACTTGGAATCCATGAATATTCTTGCTGATCCAATCCTATAATTTTCAATATAACATTTCCTTAACTTTAAGTTCAAGTAAAGCATAGAACTCTGGATGTTCACCAAGATAATTGTATACTTTTTCCTGCCCTTGAAGTTTAACCTTTTCACTCTCAATAAAATCTAGATTATACCATGACCCAGCAACTGAAATTAATCCAAGATCAATAGCAATCATAAGAATCTCTTGAACTTTATCAATGCCGTGACCAAATCTAATCCAACTTTCACAAGTCTTATATGGTGATCCAATAGAAGAACATAGCACATCCCATGTTACCTTGAGACCAATGACATTCTTATTCTCTTTAGAAGACCCCGCAGCTTCCCAAGGTGCTACTGTCTTGACTTCCATGCGAGTATCTGCTTGGAATTGGATCTTAACGCCGCCATCGGCCATTTTTGACTTACCATAGCCACTTGTATTAGTAATCATGTGTGTAATAAGAATAATTAAGCACTTTTGGTTAGGAACTGTTTGCCCCAATTTCTTAACAAAATCAGAAAGAATCTTAGGTAGCCCCGGTCTTGTCATACCACTAATATCCTCATCAAGATCTCGCAAAGGAATAAGTGATGAGATAGAATCAATTACTAGGACACAACCTTCATTTTCTTTTGCTGCTACTAATTTTCTTGCAATATCAAGAAATGTTTCTGCCGCCAATGGTTCATCGCCAGAACGAATGACCTGAACTTTAGATGGATCGATCCCCGGAACTTCAAAGTTCATTTCTTTTAAACGACCCTCAACGTCAAGATAGATGATCTTACGACCAAGAGCTTGACAGTTGGCGATAATCTGCATAGTTGTTGTAGTTTTTCCGACCTTTGGGGGGCCAGACAAAATCATCCAAGAACCCTCTTTAACACCACCACCGAGAGCCAAATCAATAGCAGGACTAATTGATATGGTTTTGTAATTTCTCTTCGTCTCAAGGACTTTATCTCCTGTAGTAACATAGTCGCCGTATTTTTTTATAAACTCTTTGTCCATCACAGTGTCAGCCATTTTCAATTTCCTTTAGTCTCTGCAATAGTGTCTTGTTTCCAAAAGATTGTCTGGGTGTATAAATAGACTCCTTGACTTCTATTATCTCAATTGTATCATGCTTTGGAGCGTTGTCAAGCTCAATTCTGATTTTCTGCAAAGAACTTTTAACATTCCTAGCCCCCAGAGAAATAGTCCTGATGCCTTCTTTGGAATTAACAAATTTCATCATAGTGTCTTCGCCAAATTCTTTGATTAGTTTATTTGCTAATCCTATTTGACGAATATATATGCTTTTCCATTTGCCTTTATTCCAAAATTTATAAGGTAGTGTTCCAGCTTTTTCATGTTTTGCTTGTCTCTGGCAAATAATCTCAGCAACATATTGAGCAGGAGTACAAAAATCCCCGGTGGACGGGGATTTATATTTGCTTAGATCTGTTCGTCTTTTTGACATTTACAGTTATCTCCACAAAGCTTTTTTTTCTTATACAGTAATTCTAAATTATCTGGAGTTATATGTCTTATTTCTGAAGCTGGACCTAGATTAAATTCAGGCCAATAAAATCTAGCAACATGTATTTTCCCGTCTTCTTCAACTTTTCCAAATGACATGTATTTAAACACCATAGAATCATCATCAGTAAGATCTTTAAATACACCTCGTATAATAAAGAATTGATCTAAACCATTTTCATCTTTATAGATAGTTGTTTCTGGCATTCCCGGACACATAACCCGAACTTCAACGATATCTTTGTGATTGTTATTACAATACATTTTTAATCTTGTCCAAGGATCTTTTTCACCTTCGAGATCAAAATCAGATAAAACCTGAGTGCCATCATCCAGAATACACTTCCACAAAATCTCTTGTTTATCTAAAAGTTTTGTTACGTGCTGATTATATCCTGTACAGATCATTTATCTTTCCTTATTTTATGAATGCATGATACGATTCTATCTGGCATGGTCTGTTTTCTAATCAATGCACTTTCATCCGCTCTCATGGATGCTTCTTGAGTCATTGCAATAAAAGCTGTGTCTTTCTTTTTTGCAAACATCTCAAATGTATTTGGAAGCGTATGAGTGTTTTCATTTTGCTCATTTGTGTTTTGCTTAGATGGTTTCATCTTCGGTTCATCAGATGGCAATATCGCCTTTTTCTTTCCCATATTAATATCCTTTATTTATAAAAGCTCTTCTTGCAGAAATTAAATATATCTCACGTCTAGTAGATAAGTATTTAGTGTAATTGGTGAATATCTCTTGATCTACTTTTTTAAATTGAAAATTATAAGCATTAGTTTTGTGCATATCGATCCCATATGGATCAAAGACCTGTCCTCTTCCATGCTTAACATAGTACACTGTTACTGGAGTTTTACCTTCTTCTGCCTGAAATTCTACGGATTTTGCTACAGCACGATCCGCTTCACATAGATTTCCAGCTTTATCGTAATATAAAACTGTATTCTCTTTAGGTGTTTCTATTCCAATAGCGGATAATTCTTCTTGATTTACAACTTTATTAACCATTTGGTTGAACCAGACTTTCTAATTTTGCTTTAACTTTTCGTATACAGTCCCATCTATCAAATCCAGTAACGCTTAATTCCGCTTCATCTGTAGTATCATAATCCTTAAAGTCATCTGAACAGTCTAGAATTTCTGGATCTATACTGCCATCTGGTAATAGTCTGTGTATAAAGATATTAAATTTGACTACTGCTATATGCGGTCCAATGTTTCTTTTTGGTCTATTTATCATAGTTTTCCTGTTTCAATATACTTTAATTTTTTCTCAGGAGATAAAGATGCCAACTTCCTGACCTCTTTCATCTTCTCTTGATTTTTAATTCTTTCGAGTGTCCCATCGGTAGCCATCTTCTCTTCCATTCCATATTGACCTAACGCTTTCGCGTTCTTGTCGGCTAACTGTCCGATAGTCTTCACTTCTTTATTTATTATAACGGGTGCGCCATCTAAAACAACCTCTAAAGTTTCAGCATGGCAAGTTTCACAAATTTTTCGAATTGGCTCCCTGATGCTGTGGTAAGTTTCGTACTCACCACAGCCAGCGGAACACCTATAGTGGTATAACGGCATTTTATTCCTCTTGTAATCCTTTATATAAATCAGGATCATTATTTAAATTATCTTCACTCGCTCTGATCATAAAAGTTCTTAAGCTATTTCTATAAGCCATTTTTCTTCTATCTGTTAAATCTTCGCGATGTAATGTGAATTCATAAAATTTAATATAGTCCTCGTTAATCTCTCTTGTTTCCACTAATATATCACCCATCTTGGATTCACACATTGCTAAATCTCCACATAAAAATGCAGCGACCACAATAGGTGCTAAGAATTTTCTCATTTTAACCTTTCTAAAATACGGCCAATGATAGGATTACGAACGATATCGCTAGCGTCAAGTTCGCATACTCCGATACCTTTTAATCCAAATAATTTTTCACTTACATAATCTAATCCACCTCTCATTGAGTGTGGAAGATCTGACTGGTCAGCATCTCCATTAATAACTGCTCTTGAATGCAAGCCTATTCTAGTTAAGAACATTTTAATTTGCTCGTATGTTGCATTCTGAGCTTCATCAAGAATCATAAAGGAATCGTGGAAGTTTCTACCTCTCATATATTCAAGTGGACACATCTCTATGATACCAGCTTCTCTAAATTTTGCAAGCATCATTTTTCCAAGATATTGTTCCATCTCTTCTAATACCGGAACTAAATATGGATGAATTTTTTCATCTTTATTTCCGGGTAGATATCCCAAACCTCTTCCGTTTTCAACTGTTGGTCGAGTGATAATAATCTTCTCTACTTTATTTTCCAACAGCCAGCTACAAGCCAATCCTACTGCTACGGATGATTTTCCTGATCCTGCCGGACCAGTACATACTGTTACATCATTTTCTACCATAGAGATAATATAGTTCTCTTGATTAATGCTCTTCGGTTGAAGAACCTTACGATGTGGATTACTTACCGCAGTTGATCTTGCCTTTTGAGCTTCTTTTCTAACTCTTGATCTTGACATGTTTTGTTCCTCACGATACTGTGAAAGAATTATCGTTATTTTTAAAAGTATATTTTACTGTGGAATAATTACTCTGACCGGCATCTCCTCCACTTCTATCTATACTAG